TCAGGCTTTCTAAATTTAGCTTTGTAATAAAGAATCTTATTGTGATTATCAACAAAACTAAATAATCCTATCAGTTTATTATTTTTTCTAAAGTCTAAATTGTTAATTTGCCATTCTATATAACTTTTAACTTTTTCTAATGCCTCTTCCTTTTGAGATTTCTTTACTTCCATTCCTAAATATTTTCTTGCTTCATTAAATTTTAAGTTTTTAATTTTTGATATAAAGTCGATTGCATCTCCACTCTCATTACATCCCCAACACATAAACTTTTCTTTATTAGAATCTGGAAAGAACTTTACACTCATAGAAGGTGTCTTTTCATTGTGAAAGGGACACTTAATGTATCCCTCACGATTAAACTTTTCTCCAGTCTCTTTTTCTATAAGATCCTTAAGGTTAATATCTTGTAATTCCACTATTTCACCTCCTATATCTCAAATCCTGTTGTCATTTCTTTCTCCGAAAGTTTTCTATCTAATACAAATTCAAGCTTTCTTTTAACCTCACTAAGCTCTTGTGTTACTTGGTCAAAAAGAGGTAAGTATTTTTCACATTTGTCAGGTTCATGAGTTTCAAAAAACTTCTCAGCATTAAGTCTCCTTAATAGCCAATAATTAAATCTACCCTTTAGTACTTTTAACATAACTTCTTTCTTATCCAAATTACCTACCTCCTTTCAAATTAATCTTCATAACTATACTTACATCTTCCTGTGCTTTTAGTTCCTGTAAATTCAGGAATACACTTCTCTTCAAATTCTTTATAAATTTCACATTCTGAGCAACTTTTAGTACAATTTCTGCAGTTGTAATGAAGTATTAATTCAACTAATTTGAAATAATCTTTATTCTCCTCGTATGCTGCTTCAATTTCACTAGATACTCTTTTCTTGTAGGTATCTATTTCATACTTACTACTTACAAATATTTGAGTTTGTTTTATTGCTTTATTGAATGATTTTATAGCAGTTTTATTTAATCTTGGTAAAACTCCATTTAGTATAGGCTTAACTAGATAAGTAACGCTTCTCTTTAAATCACCTTTTTCCTTAGCAGTAAATAAATCACCTTGAACAAACTGTTCTGTCATTTCTGCGACCTTAAGAGCTGCTATAATATTTAATCTTTCAGTTGTACTTAAATAATCTTTCATTACCATACAAGCTCCTTTAGTTTTTGAAGTTTCTCATTTCTAAATTTATCAATCTCATCTTCATTAAACATATTTCTTAATTGCTTACAAATTCCTTGAACTTCTCCTATGCTTCTATTTAACCCATTGTCTTTATCTCTTAGTGACTTACTTATACAGATTTGTAGTCTTGTTAAAAGCATTATCGCAACATTTAATATTAACTCTTCTTCCGAGCACTCCCACTCAACTTGATAAGTTGATGTATTGCCTGTATTGAACATTATTTCTAACTGAGTACACATTATTTCTACATCTGCAATTTCTTCTGTAATGTTATCTTCTTTATCCATCATTCTATAGTTAATTGCACTAATAAGTTCTGCACATTCTTCCATAGCAACCACCTTTTGTATTGCCTGCCCAAATGTATCAACAGCCTTGTTGCAAATTAATAATTCTTCATCTCTACTAATTACATTCAAACTTCTCATCCTCCCAAATGTTCTCTTCTTCTCTCCAATTTATCTCTGAGCAGTATCCTCTAGTTTTAAGAGTTTCATAAATATACGCCTCACAAGTGTTATATATTTCACTCCCAATTACATCCTTGCTTATTGGTCTTATCAAAGTATTATATCTAAGTTCAATGCCCTTCTTTATCCTGTTATAAAGTGATTTAGGATTGTATTCACTTCTATAATTTCCTGTTCTAATATTTACATCATAGTTAGGATCTTCTACTAAAACAAAAAACTTAATTTTATGCATATTTAAATGTGCCATTTCAGTTTTTATCCTTACACCATCATCCTTAAAATTTGATGCAAGTTCATCTATACAGGCCTTTCTCTCTATTGCAATATCCATATCAAAGTAAATATCTCTATCTTGTCCTTTAAATGAGCCCTTAGGTAGCATGCAAGAATAATCCCCAAATTCGAGTTTTTTAACTATATATTTAATCTTATGCTTATCAAACCAACTTAAAATGTGACTATTATTTTGCTCCCTGGTATCAACAATAATTGTTGTGTTTTTCTTTATATTGTCTATCTCTTTATCTGTAAATCTGTAATTCACCTTATCCCTCTTTTCTATAAAAGGGTAGGAAATAACCTACCCACTTATCAGTTTTCTTCTAAAATGGCATATCTTCATCATTTACTGGCGTAAAGTCATCAAATCCACTTGAAGTTGTACTGTTATTACTTGGATTTAAAAGCTTATCCTTAGGTACTTCAACTCTACCTTCTTTTACATCCTCTACAGTTCTGAACCCTGTGCACTTAGTGGAAAACTTCTCTTCTCCATAACTGTTGTAATATTGCTCTCTTCCGAAAACTCCACCAACTAATTTTCCCTTAAAGCAATTACAGAAATTATCTCCCCATTGAACTTTAAATCCTGGATTAGATTGTTCTACCATTTCTATAAAAGTCTTAAAACCTCTTGATGTATTTCCATCTTTATCTAATACAAGCTGCCTTACAGTTCCACCTATAGGCCATTTCTTAGGCTCCCTAGTATCATTCTTATAACTATCTGTATAATAGTTAGGTTGCTTATCTGTTGAGTGAGTATCAATATAAATCACCAACATATCTTTGTTAGTTCCTCTTGTTTTTGTTTCTTCAACTTTTTTAACAACACATATGTGCCCTCCTAACTCTAATGGCACAAATGATCCAAAAGCTTGTACATTATCATATCCTTGTGGTTTTTGCATATTAAATTTCCTCCTTCGATGCTTTAATGCTTATTGAATGAACATCTATCTCTTTGTATAAATCTTTTATATCAATGCTATCTATTTCTTTGTTATTAATCTTTGTTATAGCAGCTTCAACTTTTTCTTTTTCTAATCCTTCTCTTACTGAATCAGCGATCTTAACTGTTCCATATTTACACTTCCATTCAGTCAAATCATTTTGAATTAAAAATTGTTCTAGTTCTTCTTTTGCTCCAGTAATATATGCTTTGGTATCCTTTGACTGCTCTCGCTTTTCTAAGATAGTTTTAACTAACTCCTCTGCTCTTTCTTTACTTATTTGATTTTCCATATTTACTCCTCACTTTCATTTAATTCGTAATATTCTCTAATAGCCATATCGACTAATTTAAGGTCATTATCTATTTCTCTCTCAAACATATCCATTGGACTTTTACAGGTTGTAAATCCATCACTTTGAGTTATAAATTTATGTGAACTTCCATCTGTTTCACATAGCAGTACTATGCTAAATAATCCTTCTAAGGTTAATTGACTATCTATCATCTTTCCTGATGTTTTAGCTTTAATTTTTCCATTATCACCAGTTTCACAATGATGAAGAAAATAAACTATTACATCATCAGGTGTTCCAGTGATAATAAACTGTATTAGATTTCTAAAATTAAGAGCTATATCAGTAAACTTGTTATAACCAACCTCTTTAGCTCTATCAAACATTTCAAATGCCATTAGGTATTGACTGTCATCTATTACATATCTCTTTAACGTAGGCTTACTTAAAGCCTTTGTGATATGCTCATATTTTGCATTATTTATCTTGTTAAGTTTCTTTTTGAAAGGTAGTGGTTTACCTGCTACATTGAAAATTCCTACTTCATCTTTTTCAAAATTTCTAAGGCTTGTACTTTTACCACTTCCACTTTCTCCAAGTATTAATACTGGTAATCCCATATATTCATCCTCCTATCTAAAATGGTCCACAACTTCCAAGTAATTTATCTTTATACTCTTGAAAATTTTCTTCATATGCTTCTATCTGCTCTTTAAGTTCCTTATTCTCATAGCTTAATCTCAAGCACTCTTCTTCCCATTCATCTGTTGTTTTCTCTTTCATTTCCTTCAATAAGCTATCTGGGAATGCCCATAAATCTTCTTTATTTAATTCAAGTTGTAAAATTAAATACTCACCTTGATAAAAAGCCAATATAATTGAATCATTATGATGTGTTACTACTGGATCAGTCTTTCCATTAGTTAAGTTAAGTAAAACAGATACACCTGCCATATCTAAACACCTACTCTACTTTCACTGTAATAGTTTCAGTTTCTTCTATGGTCACAAATGGAAGTATTTCTCCAGTTTCCTTATCTACTCCATCTTTAAACACTTTCTTAAGTTCTGTCTTATTAACTTCTTCCTTAACTCTAACTAACTCTGGATTATTATCTTTAAGATACTTAACTAAAGCTTCCTCGTTTTCATAATTCCACTTGCTGCTCTTTCTAGCCGTAACTTTTCCATATGGTGTAGATAACTTAAACTTCTTATCCTTTGCTCTCTCATTCTTGTAGTACTCTTCTAATAAGAAACTAAAGTATTGCTTATCTGCTTCATATTGATTTAACTCTGCATCTCTCCAAGATGTTATTCTAGCCATTTCTTCTTCTGCTGTAGCTTTTATATCAGCTTCCTTATTCTCTATTGCCCTAAGTTTTCTAAATGCCCAAGTTGCTCCTTCTAAATTTTCAATTTTAAAATCTTCTCTTTGATCAATAAGATCATTTTCTATTAATAAATTATTCATATACTTGCCTCCTAAATCTTTTTTTGTGTTATAATAACTGTGAGATTTTTAACCTGTTACCTAGGATACTTTGGTCGGTGCCTGGGTAACTTTCTTTTTATCATCAGTGCCCCTGCATTCTTTTAAATATTTTCTTTTAGTTG